CCGTTTCTTCCATTGGCATACTCCCTTCTCAGCCGTTCCACCGGCTGTACTTCCCGTTGTCCTCGTGAATGCCCCAGCTGTACAGCCCCAGACCGCCCCGCCCGGGGATTTTCTCGGCCTGCACCTCCTGCGCTATGGCATACAGCTTCTCCGGGGAGATCGCCCCTGAGAGGTCTACGGCCTGTCCCGTGGTGTGCAGGGAGTTGGATACTCCGCCCACCTCGGCATTGTGCCGCTTGCACCGCACACCGGAATTCACATTCAGGGGAACCCCAGCCCGGCGGCGTATCTCATCCGCCATGCGGACGGTTTCCTCTGCGGGTTCGGCGGGGAAGCCGTTGCAGTATTTCCCGCCGCACTGGCACCGGAACTCCTCCCGGGTGAAATACCGGATATCGTCCCAGAACGTCCCGGTTTTCGGCGCGTCCATGCTCTCCGGCTTCTCCACCTTTACCGCCGTCCCGGCGATAGCACCAATCAGCATTTTCTGGGTAGGCGTTGCGCATAATCTCCGCCGTCCTCGGGTCTACCGTCACGCCCATTGCCTGGGCAATCTCCCGCACAACGTCTATATCCTTTGCTGGCCATGTCAATTTGCTGTCTGCTGGGTAATCCTGCTCTGCGAACAGAATAGCGTCGTAGCCGTGGATTTTAAGCCACTGCACATCGTCCTCGTCAGCGTCCTGGTCGATGGAATCCGCATAAAATACGCCCTGCGGGAGCCACTCAGAGCATTCGCCGCCATCGCTGACAAGCCTTACATAAACCGCAATCCGGGACATTCCTTCAATGTTCCCGGAGGGCTTCAGCATTTTAATGTCGCACTCCCGGCTTATTACATTGCCGACGGTCGGCTCGTTCCCATCGAAAATCGCGCCGGTAGTTTCTACCGACGCGAGGATGTTCATTCCGTATCCGGCATCTGCGCCGGAAGCCCCAACCAGAATGCGGGTACCGCCGAACGTGATTCCGTTTCCCCGTTTGTCCACAAGGAAGCCCGTATCGCCGATAGAAACCCGCGTTTCCTTCGTGTGGATGCCCGCAAGGATTTTTCTATACAGAGCAGATGTTTTCTGCATATTGCCTCCTTACTGCTCGATCAGCGGGAAGGAAATCCCCGTCCATACCGATTCCCCGGTATCGGGGTCAACGTAGGAGATCGAAGCGGGAACGTTGTTGGAATAATATTGCGCCGTCTGGCTCTCGTATAGCGGGTGTAGGTTCGTTTCCACTGTGACATACTCCGGGTTTATCAGAGCCATAAGCGCAAGCTCTTCCGCGCGGTTCATATCCATGCACGTGATATCAGCCCGGTATTTCTGCGCCACCCGGCCACGGTGCATGGTAGCGTCCATGGTTCGCCCAGCGTTGGGGCTTTCCACATCGTTGCGCTGCCATTTTATGCCGCCCTCCTGAGTGAGGTGGAGGATGTCCACGCCGTTGATTTTGAAATATGGTTTTGCCATACTAACCCCCCAATGCCCGCTGTGTCCGGCGCTGCTGACGGGTGATCTCAGGTGCCAGCACCCGCGCAAGCGTCGCAAGGTCGCCGGTGAACTTGATTGTGATTTCCTCGCCGGAACCGTTCTGCGAAAGCACCTCCGCAAGAGCCTGTTTAATGGTTTCCAGAGGGGCTTCAACGTTTGTGCCGTTTTTCTGGTCGCCCAGGACGGCCAAAAATTCACGGTTAGGCGGGATAACTGCGCCTTGCGCCAGTCGGGGAATGCTGACGGTGCTGATTGCGGGAATATTAAAGCCAATTGTGCCGCCGCCAAGCCAGTCCGGCGCTTTAATCTGGATCTTGTTCAGCTGGCGAATCATCCAGTTTATGCCGCCGATGATGAGATTTATTGCGCCCTCCAGGATTGCCACAATTCTGTTCCAGATGCCCCTGAAAATCTCCTTGACACCCTCCCATGCTCTATTCCAATCTCCTGTGAACACCCCGGAAATAAATGTGATAAATCCGCTTAGGATTTGTTTCGCAGTGTTGTAAAGGTCAGCGGCCAGTTTCCCGTATGTTTCAAAGATTGCCGCTAATTCTGGATTTTTCCCGCGCAGCCACTCAATGAACATATTCCATGCGTCCCTGATTGAATCAATGACAGCGTTCCATGTATTTTTAAGGCCGTCCCATATCTGCTTTAATCCTTCGGCAGTCATCTCTATATCCCCGGAAAAAACGCCTTTGAAGAATTTACCGAATCCGTCGATAGTCTCCTTTAATCCGTTAATTAGTTCCTCGCCATGCCCGGTAAAGGAAACCAGCGCTATAAGCGCGGCGGCAATACCGGCAATCAACAAAGGAATCCAACTACCGGTTAACAGGCCAATTCCAAGCCCAGCTGCCAGCAGTCCGGCAATGATGGTTAACGTGTTTTCAAGAGTAAATCCGTTTTCAATGACATCCTTTATTCCAACAACCAGCATTGCAAGGCCGCCTATTACAAGCGCTATGCCTGCGGCGGTAGACCCAAACGCAATGGCAAGGCCTCCGGCTAGAGCGGCGGCACCAGCGAGCATACCGAGGAAGTTTTGCATATCAATGCCGTTGTTCCATGCGTCAAGCCAGAAATAAACCAGTGCGAACGCGCCTGCGGCAGCAAGCGCAATACCTCCGATCATGCTCAGGCTATCGGTAAACAGGCTTGCAATTTTCCACGCCAGAAGGCCGGTTGCTATAGCTCCAACAAGTCCGAGAATGGTGTTTAACTCGTCCTCTGTATCATCAAATCCGGAAAAATCGGGTGCTATCGTGCCAGAGCCTCCTCCGCCGCCGGACGTATCTTCGGTCAGCTGGTTGATCTCGTCAAATCCGAGCAGTTGCTTTTTTGCCTCTTTTGCAGCCGCTCCCGTTCCGTTAAGCGCGGATGTTTGTTTATTTAATGCCTCCGCTGCCGCTTTCGACGATTCTACGGTCTTTCCCGTCAGCACTGCGAACACGCTTGCGATTTTGTTAATTATTGCCGCAAGGATGTTGACGAACTTCGTAAACGCTGGTATGATGATATTTACCAATGGTTGTACCAGCGTAAGCAGCGCACCCTTGAGCCTTGCAATGGCCGCAGTTGCTTCCGGGCTGACCTTGATCACATCACCAACCCAATTCCGGAACTTTGAAAGCGCCTGCGTAACAACTGTAAACACAAGCGCAGAGCGAACGACAGATTTCATTCGGCTGGCGAAAGTTTTCGCGCTTTTTTCCGCCTTTTTGACACCAGCGCTCATTTTCTCGGTATTGCGTCCAGCCGAAGCGAGTTGCGCGGCGAGTTCTCCCGCCCTGCTCTTGGAGACATCGATATCACCGTTGGCCTTTTCAATTTCGCGGTTATATCTGTCAATCTTGTTGTTAACCTGATCCCACTGGTACTGTAGCGAAGTAACCGTTTCCGATTGCGCCCCTATCGCACCGCGAGATGCGCCACTGGCTTTTAACGCTTCGAGCTTCTGCTTTGCGTCATCCAGTGCCGCGCCCAAAGCATTGGCCTGCTCCTCTAGCGGTATTTTCTTTGCCCCGGTTTGGCTTGCCTTGATTTCCAGAGAAGCTATTTTCTTTTCCAGTTTATCAAGCTCAGCTTGTGCTTTTTTGTTGTCGATCTCCGTGCTGAAAATGATTGAACCGTCAGCATTTGCCATATAATCACCTGCTCTTTTAATGTGCTATAGGAACTGTTGAAATTAAATGATAAAATAATGCACTGGGGGATTGCCTTATGAAAAAACTGAAAACAGTATTCATTTTTTCCGTAGCGTGGTTCTTGTCCGCTCTTCTTATTCTGTCTCTTGCCACGGCTATTTTGCCTGCGAACGAAAACGGGAAAATCACTGTTGGCGCTGGTTATACAATAACTATCCTCGTTGTTCCAATAGTTTGCGGAATTCTGAGTGTAAAGTATCTTTCTAAGAGGTATTACTTTGCCAGAAAGGTCACCCCGCAAATGGTTCGTGATGCAATACAGCTATTACCGAATCTCGAACCTTTTTCAATCTCCATGCTTCAAAGAAAGCTTGAAATACGGAGTTTTAACGTAGCGTCTGACTTAGCAAATGAGTTAGAAGAACTTGGATTTGTTAAAAAGTATCCCGATTTTACGTGGAAGATTATCCGCAATCAGCATGGTGCGATTGCCCGCCCGGTGCAAAAAATGGGAATGTCTGCCATAGATTGCATGGAAGGGCACGCTTTTGAGTTCTGGTGTGCCGATATTTTGAGGAAAAACGGGTTTATTGATGTCGAGGTCACCCAGGGTAGCGGCGATCAGGGCGTTGATATACTCGCGAAAAAAGCCGGCATAAAGTATGCGATACAGTGTAAGTGCTACGCAACGGATCTAGGGAATAAGCCAGTGCAGGAGGTTAACACCGGGAAAACAATCTACCATTGTCACGTTGGTGCTGTAATGACAAATCGCTATTTTACGGAAGGCGCAAAGCAAGCAGCAGACGCAACTGGTGTTCTTCTCTGGAACCGTGACGACGTGAAAAAAATGGCCGAAATTGCGGGTGTTTTCACGTCCACGCCTTTATAATTTCGTTCTCCGTGTTGGAATACTGCGTCTTTATATCCACAGCGTCCCTGTTTCGCCGGTAGAAGTCCTTATCCGCTTTGTCTTTCAGTTTTCCTTTCGCCTTCAAATCCCGTATCCGCACGATCTGTGCAAAGAAGCAATCCCCGATTTCCATGTAATATGAAAGAAATGTCCACCAGTGCAAATATGGCATTGAGCGGACTTCTGTCCCGGCAATGCGGTTTACCGGGGCAATCAGAATCGGAAAGTCCTTCTCCCAGTCCATCAACTTTGTGGCGTTTTTGCAGACTTTGTCGTTGCCGCCATTGATAAACCAGTAGCATTTTTGAACAGCCTCGCCGAAATGCTCTGCGGGCATATCAAAAAATCTTTTGTAGAAGATTCCAAGCATCCCGACTCCCTTTTCATTGCCTGTCAAATCCGGGTCTTCCAGAACGCCGAATATATCCAGAATCGCCCGAAAATCCGTCTCAATATCATAATCTGTTCCGCATACGTTGACAGATGCCGGAAGTTCGTACATCATCGGCTGTACTTCTTTGTATATTTCGCCAGTTTTTCGCTGTGGAACGCCTTTTCCCGCTTAATTCCATCATCGAACTCGTCGATAATGGCAAGCATTAAATTCATCCACAGGGGCATCCCCTCCGCGCTTGCATACACGCTCATTTTGCCGAACAACGGCTCGCATACAGGGGTATCGAAGCAGCCGTCAATCGTCTCCCGCATCTCTGCGTCCAGCTTCCGGAGGTAGTCAAACGTTTCTCTTGTACTCATGTTGTCCGGGTTCTTGCTTTCCTGCTTCCGGGACAGCTCGTCGAGCGCCGAATAAATTCGGTCGGCAAATGCGGGGTCTGTAGGGTTAAACCGAACCGTGCATTTATCGTTAAGCCTATACTCGATTTCGCCAGTATTCAGTGTCAGTTCTTTCATAATCCCTCCAAAGATTTCGGGGCGGCTCTCACCGCCCCGTATTTGCATCAGGTATCAGCCGTGAACGTAACGGTTCCGGCGCTTACCGCCGCAGTACCTACCGTGCGTGCGCCGCCGTATGTAATGTCCATCGGCATTCCAACAAAGCCGCCGCCCTCGCCGCCAAGGCTGGACGGCTTGACCATACAGGAGCTGTAGCGCTCTGCAAAGGCCGCCGTATCCTTAGTACCGGCGTACAGATGCACAATCAGCATATCCTGATTGGTCAGTGCTGCCACGTTCTGCTCCTTGACAGCCAGGTTCCAAATTTTCAGAACCGCAGCGTCTCCGGCGTCCAGATCGCACGGGTCAAAGGTCTGCGTGATGATTGGCTTTTTCATCGTGCTTCTGGTCGTACCGAGGATATCCTTGTTGGATTCCTCCTGCCAGTCGTATTCCATGCTGGAATCCGTGACGCGGCTGCCAAGCGGCGACCACACAGGAGCAGAGGTTGTTCCGGTGTTCAGGTACGCGATCAGCAGCTCACGGTCTACGGTCTGGCCGGATGCGGTATTAAACTCTAAATCTGCCATTATTTCACCTCATAAATCGTTTTTTGAATTGAACGGACAGCTGTACCATGTACATTGCCGTTCCTTCTTCGTCTGCACCGTACAGGACGCCGTTCTGCGCGGTGATTTTCTCCGCCCTCGGGTCATCCCCAAAGGTGGGGGCATTGCCCATAACGGACATTTTCTGCACCCACTCCTGAAAGTCCATGACCCAGCCCGCATTTTCAGATGCTCCGGTATCATCCCCCGGGGACTTCTCGAACACGTAGTACAGCCCGAAATTGTACTGGTTGACCACGGTCGTGTTCCCGAGGATATCCCGTGTTCTGGAAACCTCCACAAGCCCGGAGGGGAAAACACCGCCGTTGAATGGAATCTGGTCTGTGTAGTCAACATGGAAATCGCGGAAGATATCCGCGCCGGGGTACTGCCCGATAAAGTCCTTGATTTTTTCCAGCGCCGTCATATTCCGCTCCTCCTGTTGATATAAGCCTGTAGGTCGTGCGCAATTTGGTCTTTCTCTGCCGCCATCATGCGTCTGTCCCAGAACGGTCCCGCCTGCTGGTTCTTGGTGGTGTCATAGTTCAAATCCCGATCAGTCGCTCTCAGCACGGTTCCTTTTCTGTACCGGTATCCAACTCCCGGAATGAAAGCGGGGCCTTTTCCGGTTTTTGCATTTACCATGACTTTGCCGTAGTACTGATACCGGGCGTATGGTGCCATAACCGTGATCTCTGTCGGGCTTGAGATATACTTAAGCTTCGTGGAAAGCACACCGGTTCGGAACGGCATGTACCGCGTTATCCGCTTGTTCACTATCCGGGTAAGCTGCATCTGCACGTCGCCGGTTTTATTGACGCCAAGCCTTGTCAGGATGGTGTCAACAGGCTTCATATCAACCTTTATCCGTGTTTTCATCCGCCCGCCTCCACATGAACCAGCTTGCCGCCCCAGTATTTTGGGTCAACGTACTTCACAACAACCAGCCCCGGAACCTTCACCGGAATGAAGGACGGCCACTGCGCCGCCGTGATTTCCTCCCCGGCACCCAGCAGCACCTTGTCCTCCGGATAAACGCATACCTCCGAACAGGGAATGACCAGCAGAAAGGAGTTGGCTTCCTTACTGCCGGTCTTGTCCACATTCTCGGTTTTTTTGTAATCCAAAAAGGCTCTATCGTGTACTGTTCTGGTCACTTTGTCGCCGTCCCAGTGGTATACCGTAACCGTCTGATTGCACAGCCGGTAGTCTACGGGACAGTTGCGGCGCTTGATTCTCACCATAGCTAGCACCCCCGGTAGATATCGAGATACAGGCAGGCGCAGCGATACAGTTCCCGCGACTGCCCCTTGGCGCTGACATCAACACTGTTCCCGCTGCCATAGCTCACCGAGACGGAGCCGATAGACGCAGACTGAACAGCGCCGCCCTCGCCGTTGGCAATCAGGTCAAAGCCGTGAATAGCCTCTGCCATGGCGCACACGGCAAGGGCTTCGGAGTTCTCCTCCGGTGCCTTTACCGTGTATACGCGCTTATATTTTGCCAGCTGCGCCGCCGCACGGGCTTCACACGTGTCCCAGTCCTCTGCGGGGATAGCGTCGCCCCGAAATCTGCTTATGTAAAAATCATAGTCAATCATCAGGGCGTCTCCTTTCCGTTACGCGGTCTTGGGCTTCAGGATAATGCCGTTCAACGCCGCCGCCTTCAGCGTGTTCTTAAGAACGGCACCGGCCACCAGCTCCACTTCGCCCTTCTTCACAGCGCCAGGGGCTTTCAGGTCGGGCATATAACTGTTAATGACGCCGGTTCCGGTGGGAGAAATGCCGTGGAAACCGTCCAGGGCGATATTCACAGCGTAGATGCTGGAAGTACCGGCGGCGGTGGTGCTGGGGGTGGAGGTGTCGATGACATCCACAGACTTGGTGCCGTTGTAGTACATACCGGCATCCATGATGGGGATATCGCCGAAGTACTCCACAGCCCTGCCGAAGTCGTCCTTCTTGCGGTCGTAATACCCCGCACGGCGGGCAGCCGCCCGAACTTTCAGCAGCATGGCGGTGTTCATCAGCAGCATAGAAGCACCGCCGTCCACCATGTGGGTCAGCTGATCCAGCTGGTCAACGAAAGCATTGGCGTTGCTGTCCAGCTTGGTGGAATCGGACAGGTCAATGTCCGTAGTGAATTCGTTGGAGGTGCCCGCCAGAGTCTTTCTCAGGCCGTCGAAGGTGTTCGTGACATACCCGGTGCCGGACGCGGCGGAGGTGCCGTTGATCACCAGATTGTGGAAATAGTTGCTGGTTGCCTTGATCTTCTGCTGCGCCTGGAATGCCAGCTCATCAATGGCTCCAGAGGTGCTCTGAATCACGCGGTCAACCTGGAAGGAACCGCCCATGATAACGGCCTTGGCGGTCTTTTCCTCCCGCTTCGCCTCGCCTGCGGTGTATTCGCTGTTGATAGCACGGACAGCCGCAGTAGAGGGGGTTTTCAGCTGAATGTAACCGTAGGTCAGAGTGGAACCGCCGGTGCCGGGGGAAATGGCGTTATCAAACACCAGTCTGTCCAGCAACAGAGAACTGCGCCGGAACTCGTCGACCACCTGCTGATCGACCTTGTCGGCCATGCCGACCTTTGCTTCTGCAAGAGTAATTGCCATAGTTAAAAATCATCCTTTCACTTCATGTTGTAATTTGCCCTGAGCGCACCGGCGAGGGTCGTCGGTTCGCCGTTAGGCTCCTGCTGCCCTGTACCGGTCTTCCCGGCATAGGGGGGCGGCGTTTTGCCGTCATCGAACAAATAGCCGCTGTCCTTCCGGAGAGCTTCCAGAGCGGCCTTAATGTCCGTTTCCTGGTTCTTGCTGCTTCTCAAAGTGTCGATGTCCAGCAGCGCCCGGATTGCCTTAGCGCTTTTACCCTTGGCACCGGTGATAGCAGCGTCCAAGGCGTGGGAGAATTCCATATCCGCGATCTTCCGATTGCTTTCGGCAATGGCATCGTTGTACTTCTTTTCCCAATCCTTGGCAGACTGCTTGATGGTATCGACGTCCTGCTCCTCAAAGCCGGAAATGGTCTTTTGCGCCTCACTCAGCTGGCTCTTGATGGTGTCATAGTCAGCAAAAGGCTTCTTAGCCGCTTCGATATCCCGGCCATTCTCTGCCATGATCTCGTCAATGATCTCCTTGCTCAGGGGCTGGTCTCCTACCTTGAAATTCTGCAAAAACTCACGTTTCATATACTTCCTTTCTCAGCTATGCTTTGTTATATGGGGGTTGCGTCCCCTGCTGTCGGCTTGTTTTACGCCTGCCACGGCAAAAATGGTATGAAAAAAGCAACCGTTCGGAAATTCAGAACAGTTGCTTCAATCAACTTGATTGTAACGGCACTTCCCATCGTGCCATGCGCCGCATGATTCCTTCTTGCACTCGATGAATTCTGCGGTGTTGTGTTCTATCACCTGTTGTAAAGTCTGGTTGCCGCTTTCGTCGTACTCCTGCGTCGTCTGCTGAACCAGATGCCGGTTCACAGCATAGGGACAATACATCATGTTTATTTACCTCTCAGGGCACAGTGAAAGAGAACCATGTTACCATAGTTCTCTTTCCTTATTCACATATTGCTTTTCTAAGGGTTCCTGCCGTATCATCCTCGACGATTTCAAATCTTCCGCCGGGGTGGTCAGGGTTTGCAATGGGGCGAGGATTGTGCGGGTCGTAGAGATAATCTTCGCCGCTGTCATCAACAATTTGAAGTGCGCCAGAATCAGCGTCGCAGGAAAGAATCTCATATTCCTTCCCGTCCGACAAACCATCAATCCCAAAGCTCTTACCTATGTATCGAACACGCATATATTATTTCGCCCCTTTCAGTTTAATTTCATCAAGCGGAACACCCTTGGTATTCTCGTACCAGTGTACCACATAGCGATGGCTCTTTGCATATACCGTCCCGGATTTCTTCTTCCAGCCGCTTGCGTCCCCATAGTCAGGGTATGTAGCATACAGGCGCTTCAAATCCCGAATTGGTGTGCTTGTCCCGTCACCGGCCATTGTGTACACCTCAACCGCCGTAGCGCCCTTTGGTACAACTCCTTGGATTTTGGGAAGATTTACAGTCACAGTATGAGGAACCGCGGTATCTGCTTCCTGCAACTTTTTCGGCAATCCAGATTCCGCCTTGATTGTAGCATCGTTGTTGATAAATTGCAAGTTTTTCTCATTGCTTTCTGCCGTCTTTTCCGCCTCTCTGGCCTGTTTTGCACCAAACCTGGGCATTTCCATGCGCTCATGCTGCATCCGCAGCCCTGCTGCTTCGGAAAAGCGCTTATATTCCTGATCCAAAACCTGGTATTTGATCTGATCGCGCTGTAAGTTCTCTTTGTCCCCTGTAGCCTCGTCAACCAAAATCTTGCGCTTCTGCTTCCGGATGGCGGATTCAAGCCGCCGCTGACGCTGGGTAGCCTCATACGTGGTGTAGTGCTTCCCATCGTAGTCAATGCCTTTTTCGTTATCTTTCCTGAATTTGTCCAGTTCCTCCGACGTGTATTGCGGAGAATCAACACCCAGAATAATTGGGAAAGCCGCGTGGCCGCAGTTCAGCGTACCGATGCGCCGCACAAGGGAGTTATTCAGTTTCTCGTATTCTGCGTCACTGTACTGCCTGCCCTGAATCGGCTCGTGGTCGGGGGCACTGGCCGCGTGAGCGGATATCTCCCAGCCGTCACAGCCGAAATCATCGTGGTTCTGCTGACTGATCTGCTCCTGCATCAGTCCCAAGCCGCCCATAACGCTACGCCTGACAGCGGCTTCCATGGAGGTATGAACGCCGGATTCATAGTCGACTGTGACAATCCCATTTTCTGCCAGATTCCGGGTAGCCTCCCGGATGGCGGAGGCATAATCCTGCGCCCCCGTCGAAACCTTCGTAAAGGCGAAATCGCAAGCCTGTCTGTAAGCGTCTGTAAGCCCCACAGCCTTGTCATTCGGCATGACAGCACCCATTGTCTGGGTGATATTGTCCAGCTCAGAATCGGCCAGCTGCGCCGCCGCAGACACAATCTGCTGCAAGACCTCATTACTGCGGAATGGCGCCGCCTGTACTTAGGGGTGTTTCCGGATGTCATAACTGTATCCGGTTTCCCCGGCCTGTTCTATCAGCCGCCGAAGCTCCCGGTGGGATACTTTCAGCCGCTTTCGAAGCCCCTTTTTTAACTGCCGCTGAGAAATCCCCAACTGTTGAAGTCTCCATGTCTGATAGGCCGCCGTGCTGGTGAATTGGCCAACTTCCGCAATTCGCCTGGCAATATCCTCAATCAGAAACTCCGTCACCGGTTCAATGAGCTGCCGTGCCTTATCCCCAAGGGCTTCAATCTGGTCAGCGGTCAGCACAGTTATTCACCGTCCTCTACGACTTCCGGCATGTACTTCTTCCGAATTTTCGCTAACTGTGCTTCCGTATCCCGGGGCATGTTGAATTTCCACCCGAGTGCAATCTCAGGTTTCAGCAGCCCCGCCGCAACCATGTCCTTGT